AACTCGATATGGTCTTCTATTGTTTTCATAATGTGTTCCTCTTGTTACAATACTATTTAGGTTTTTAATGTTATTTTAATGTTCGGTTATATCCCAATGCCATCTTATGTGTTTAATATAATCAAATGTGCAAGATAAATCTGCATCACAACTTAAATCATATTTTCGGTCACATAAAAAATTTCGTAATTCTTGAATAGATTGGAAAGAACCTTTGTGAGAATAATTTTCATCATACAGATGATACTTCATTATTTTAAATCTCCATTGAAAAATGTGCCAAAGAAACCGCTATCTCCATCTTTACGATTTTCTAATTTTTCTAGCATTTCACTTGCATCAATAATAGTGTCTATCATCGCTAACATATCTGCAATATGCTTACTCACAAATGGTTTTTCTGTCCTAGCTGCAGCTGCAAGAGCATTTCTTAAATCCTCCTGTGCATCCCTTAATGATTCTTTTACTGTATCGGATAATGCCATTATGCTTTGACCCATCCTGTATCTGTGAGTTGATAACCCTTTGCAACCAACTCATCTTCAGTAAATAAACCTGTGTTCTCTACATTAATTTCAACATTTCCAGTTTGTACTTTACCGCTATCTGGTAACTCTGTATAATCTATCCATTTTTTTGAGTCTGTTATCCAACTATGGTCATCTTCTGCAGCTGCATTAAGTTCAACCACATTTTTACTTTTATCGACACCATACAACAAGTCTAAAACTTCCTTACTATGCCTTGCACAAATACGATGATATTGAGAATTTCTTTTCAATGTCAACATTATACAATCAAGTATGTCCTGTGGACTCTCAGATGTAAGTGCATCTTCGATAGAATCCTTTAGATTATTAAGTGATGGACTACTGAATTCTTCTATCATTTGTTCTGGTCTAAGTGAATTGCTTTCTCCATGATACCTTGAATCTCTTTGGATGTCAAGTTGTTCATCCAAGACCATTCGGGGTCTTGTTTATCCCATTCGACAGTAAAAGTACCATCTTTATTTCGATTGATTTTCAGAGAGTTGTTGTTCATTGTTGGAAAGTTTCAAAGTTCTTTTAATTAATTTTGCATATTTAACTTCCGTATCAGTATATAATTCTGGGTTTGCTTTTGCTCTCTGTATCAATATCTTAGCTGCTTTCTTATCCTTCATCAATAGTTAAGTTATATTAAGAATTATTTAGTATATCAGGAATTAAAGATATTCTTGATATCTCCTGATACAGATGTGCTATCCTTCTTAATCTTAACTTTTGTTTTGAATCTTTCTTCGTGTTCTGCTAATTTCATTTGAACAGTTATCATTTCATCCTGTAATCTTTCTATCCTTTCATTCTGCTGTTGTATATGTTCTTCAACCATAAAGTTCTCTCCACTCATCGGGTCTTTGACTCTGATTTCAAACTGTTCATCTGGTGTCAATCTATTCCGATATGGATATAACCAATCTTCTATCTCAGATACAATGACCCAAGCAAACTCTCTAATTTTAAATAATACTTTCATAAATCTTTCCACTCTGAATAATCTTCTTTGATGTCAACCTGTAACATTGATAGTAGTGTATCGTATGGAATCCAAGCAGGGTTCTCATCTAAAAATTGTACTTGTACTTCCTTAATATTTTTCTGATAGAATTTATCATAGACAGTTCTAACATTCTTTACATAAGACAATGGATTAATCATAGTAAATGGTTTCTCCAATTATAAACCCCCTGACTTAAAAAGTCAAGGGGTTGTTTTTTATTCTATTTTAGTTAAGGTGGATGATAGAATTGATACATTTGCTAACTCGGTAAACTACAATTAACGAATTAAAACCTCCTTACATATTCTTTTACATTCTGATTGTCTGTCGTCACATTCGACTAGGCACTCGTAATATTCTGTGATTAAATCGTTATCCTCATCATAACCATTGAGTTGATTTACTGGAATTAAGTTGTGCATTTTATCGAATAATAGTTGAATATTTGAATCATAATACAGGAGTTTTAGTGCATCTTGTTTCTCCTAATTCTGAAAATATTTAGACCAAAACTGTCTGTAAATCCTGATACAAATTAACAAAAATTTATGCCTACGCACATATACCTAGTGCTTAATCTCTCTGTCTCCAATCATCTGAACGGTCTTGTTTGAACCACTCTGCTATGTCATCAGCACCACTAAATCCTCTTTTAGGTTTTCTGTCTGGATTGCCTATGTCCAAATATTTAAGGCACGAACCATCGTCATCTGTTGCTAATCTTCTTGCTTGACTCAACATACCTCTAGCACTTGTATTTGCTTTTGCCAACTTATTCGCCCATATCATATCCTCTAGTGAAACTTCTGTTCCAGCTGCGATGTCTTTACAAATTGCTTGCAATCGTAAACGGTATTGTGTAGATAGCATAAGATAATCTAATAGTTCTCATTATATATTTTAATTGCGAAACCGTTAGTTTGTATGTATTAGTATGAACACATTACCGCCATTTTGATAATGGTTTTGTTTCAATTAACTTAGCAGTTTCAAGGTCATCACTCTCATCTGGGTTTGTATGATATGTCACTTCTTTTAATGTCTTTAGGTATTCTAAAACGTGTTCTCTTATTTCCATTAAATCCTCATAGCATCCTTGATTATATGCACAACCACGCAAGTCATGGTCAGGTTTTAATACTGACTCAGTAAATAAATCCAACGCTCGTTGATATTTTTGAGCAGATGTTTCCTTTGTATCAATTGAGTTTTGATCGTGCATTTTTCTTCTCCTTTTGAATACCTTTTTTTATGTATATCATAGCACACTCAAAGTTCTTTGAGAAGTGTTCTATGATACCATTATGCACTATGGCAAACTTTCTTCCGTTTGATGGAACTGCAGCCCACATACCATCTTTAGATACCCAACCAGTTGGTTGACCGATTTTGGCATCTAATAAAGAGGGAAATGTGGTGGGGTAGAAAGATTGATAATTATCTCCCCTTGCCATTAAAATACAGCAGTAACACTAACGACAGTAGCGTTAGGGTTTCTTGCAAGTGCGACTTGTCTTGCTTCTTGATAGTCAACTGCTCTTACTTCTTCAGTAAAAATTTGACCTGCAACAAATAGTTGTACTCTACAACGCATTAGAAAAACCTCCCTTTAGATGCAAAGTTTACGATTGCAAATGATGAACCAATACAAAATGTCATCAATGCTAGTGTGAGAACGAATCCTTCAATCATAGTATCTCCTTTTGTTTACTCTTCTATTATATAATATCCAAGATGTTTATGCAAGGTTCTTGTGCCACTTTGTTAACTGGTTGATAATCTTGTATTCTTTTCTGAATTAAGTTACCATAATCTTCATTGAGTTCACACCCAATATAATGACGATTAAGTGACTTTGCAACTGCAGCTGTAGTTCCTGCACCCATGAATGGGTCGAGTACTGTGTCTCCTTCCTCACTGCCTGCTAGTATGCAAGGTTCAATCAAGTCTGGTGGATATGTAGCAAAATGTGCTTCCTTATATGGTTTAACTGTTACTGACCAAACAGATCGTTTATTCTTCCTGTCATAAGACTTGGTAAGACCACTATGAGGTTGTAAACCACTACCAATATTATGATACTTACCTTTTGTGCGGTCTCTTGTTCCCCAGTCTTGTTTGACTGGTTCTTTGATTGATTCATTGTCATAAAAATACTTTCTGTTTTTGCTGAATAAAAAGATATACTCATGTGATTTAGTACATCTATCTTTTACACTTTCTGGCATTGGATTAGGTTTATGCCAGATAATATCTTGTCTTAAATACCATCCATCTTTACGCATAGCAAACGCAAACATCCAAGGTATTCCAATTAAATCTTTCTCTTTTAATCCATCTAATTTGTTACCTCGTTTATTACATTTATCAGGTAAATCTTGTTTAGTTTTAGATACTGATTGTTTAGGATATGATTGACCTTTTCCAGGTCTATAGTTATAATAACTATCTCCTAAATTAACCCATAAAGTTCCATCATCAGTTAAAACATCCCAGACACCACGAAATACATTTACAAGATTTTCAATATATTCTTCGGGTGTTTCTTCAAGTCCTATCTGACTATCTTGTCTAATTGCACCACACTTCGGGCAAACAGTTTTGTATATTGCATCGCCAACCCCTGCCATTTCATCATGATTTTTATGTCCAGTAATACAATTCTTAGGATTAACTTTAGTGTCTCTCCTATGATTACAATTAGGGTCGCCACCTACCCACGTTGCTGTACCATAATCTCTAAGTCCGTAATATGGTGGGGATGTCACGCAAGTTCTTGCACTCTGCGGTAAAAATTCACTTAATGTCTCCTTACAATCTCCAAATAAAATTGTGTCTTTCATCGTTTTAAAAATTCATTCAAAATCCAAGAACTACTGTTCATTTTGTCATCGCCACCAACACCCCACTCAAATATAACTCTTTCATTCTCTTGGAATTTAAGATATTCTGGCACGTTGGTGTTCACTCTGTCTCCTCCATTACAGTATATCACTTTATCATACATTTGTAAACACTTGTAGATTGCCATATTCGATGAATTGTCTGTATCATCGTAAGTGATAGTCAAATCAACTGGTTTCAGTTCTTTGACAATTGCTCTTCTTTCTGTCATTGGTAAGAAATATTTTCCTTTCTTACGGATTAACCACTCATCAGAGTTTAATCCTACACATAATGGTGTATTTGGATATAATTCTTTTGCATTTTTAAAGTATGAGATATGACCTGAGTGTATGGGGTCAAATCCACCTGTGACTAATACTATCTTGCTCATCGTGTAATAACTGTTGTAGCTGCCTGTCCTTTGTTGAAGATAGTATCGACTACTGCTTCAACCTTTCTTGCGGTAGTAATACCTACATTTGAATATACTGGTACACATACAAGACCGAATACTTTATCTGCATCGCCCTTACGAATGACCCTACCGATTGTCTGACTAATACCTATGTAGTCCATAGAACGCATAAACAATACTGCTTCAAGTCCATTGACATTGATACCCTCTGAGAGTATGCTGTGATGTAGTACAACAAACTTCTTTCCGTTTCTACCCCACTCATTAAGAGTGTTAAAGAAAGTCTCTCTATCGACCTTCTCTCCATCAATCATCGCACCTGTCTTTGCTGTGATAAACATATAAGAGTAACCACGAATCGCAAGTTGCTGTACAAAATCTGTCTGAGAAATAAGTGCAACAATCTGTCTGGTTGACTTGGCACATATCAATACTTTGTCCTTATCAAGATTGTCAATCGCACCAATCATTTGCTCATTATCTCTGTCTGCAACTAACTCATCTTTCTTGAGTATTCTTGAACGATACACCTTGACTTTAGGTGGTAGTATATAACCCTGCTTGACTAACTTTGGTGCAGGTACTTGACATATCACACCACCATACACCTCTATCCAGTTCATACCTGCTTTCTCAGGAGAACGACTATGCTTTGGTGTCGCAGTAAAGAAGTAACATCTGTGAGCATACTGAGAGAAGTAATCAGTAGCAGGGAAAAAGTTTTTCTGAACTGAATTGTGTGCTTCATCAAAGTAGATAGTATCAACATTGATACCACTCTCTTGTATTCTGTGTAGTGAATGATAAGTTGTAAATATAATTCTACGACCACCTAAATTCTGCTCAACAAACTGCTGTATCTGAAATGGATTGGTGCTACTGAATACACCTTTGATTTTACCACTATGAACGTGCATTACATCTACATCATTGTACTTCTTATCAATAATTTCCATAAATTCGTGTGATAGTTGCTCTGCAAGTAGTATGCGTGGTGCAACGACTACAACTGTGCCATAATCTTCCAACTGCTTGACAGCATCCATAATCATACAGATGGTCTTACCACCACCAGTAGGAACAATTACTTGTCCTTTGTCGTGGTCTGTCATTGATTGTATTGCTTGCTCTTGATGTGGTCTTAGTTGCATGGGAAACTCATTAATATGTACATATCATAGCACAAA